GCCATCATAGCAAGGAGAACCAGTGCTTACTGATCCGCAGTCTGTCACCGTTGGTGGCACTACTACCCCACTGCCTCGCATCGAGGAACGTGCTGAGACGCACGTTTACTCGGACCGAGCGACGGGAACCACTCTTTATGTCACCCAGAAGGTGGCTAAGGATGGAACCCTTCGGACCTCGGCTTCCCTCGTCAAGCCTGAACTTGTTACAGACCCTGTTACGGGTCTCAAGTCCAAGCTGTCTCCTTCGGTTACGGTCTCCGCAAACCAGCCCTACGGGGTGGCTGCGGGATCGGCCGAAGCCCTGTATGACGGTCTCACGACCGCTCTGCAGGCAACGACGAAGGCGCTGCTCAAGAAGATCTTGAACGGCGAGAAGTGAGTGCACTTGAGGCCCTTGCTATGATGGCTGTCTCGATGCTGATGATTGTCAGCATTGGAGCGTTCATCGCAGCAGGGCTCATGCGCAGATCAGTCTAGTTACTGGCTGGAAACCCACCCCCAATTAGGAGGGGATTTGAAAAGCCTGGTAACTCTCCATCTGGCGGTCCTACAGGACGTAGGACTTCTTTGCGCTACCAACGTGTCTCGCGACGCCGAAAGGCTAATCGCGAGGACGGAACACGAAGGTGAGTCGTTTTTGACGCTCACCCTACCACTCTTCGTGAAGGCCCTTGAGAAAGGTCTTCGTATCGGAGTCTGGCCGCGACATGATCTGCCTAATTTCAGGCATATCAAAGGGCTCCCCGCATTCATGCGAGGTTTCCTTTCGCTGGTGTTCCATGATGATGGCAGTATTCGTGATGACCCAGACGCTAACGCTGTCTGGGCTGTTCGACAGTTTGGAAACCTGTCACAGAAGATCGAGCGCGAGTGCACACCTGAAAGGGTGGACGCTGCTTTCGATTCTTTCATCAAGACGGACAAGGAATTGGGCCAATTCTTCGAGGATTCTAACCCCTCGGATGAACTGTGGACGGCTTTTGATAGAGCCGTCCTTGCCCTTTTCGGTGATGTGTTCGATTCCCTTGAGAAAACAATCTCTCGGTTCGAGCTCATTCCCCGTCACGGACCCGGCGCTGTTGCTGATCGACTTGATCATCCTCAGCGTTGGGATTTTGATTACTGGACCGAACGACTGGAGAGTGTGTTTCCCTCTTGGAGGTATTCATACAATACAGTCGGTCCTGTAATCCGTGACCTTGTACCCATTGTGGATGAGATGCCCGTGAGGGTTATCTCTGTCCCCAAAACTCAGAAGACACCAAGGATCATCGCTATTGAGCCCTCTACCGTGCAGTACGCACAGCAGGGACTGAAAAGGGAACTCTATCGTCTTATCAACGAGAGCGACCTAAGCGGTGTACTTGGTTTCACGGATCAGACAAGAAATCAGGAATTGGCCCATCAAGGGTCTGTTTCCGGAGATCTTGCCACGCTCGACTTGAGCGAAGCTTCTGACCGGGTCCATGTCGCAGTTGTCGAAAGACTTCTTCGACGTTGGCCACATCTGAGCGATTACGTCTTTGCGACGCGATCGATGGTTGCAAATGTTCGTGGGGTAAGCTTGCCCCTGTCGAAATTTGCATCAATGGGTTCGGCCCTCACCTTCCCAATTGAGGCGATCATCTTTACGGTGATCTCCTTTATGGGGAGCAAGGGGTCGGGCGTGCCACTGTCCGCCCGCGCAGCGCGCGGGCGCATCAGTGTCTATGGGGATGATATCATTGTCCCTGTGGACGCGGTAGACGACGTCATTGGCTATCTTGAGGCTTTTGGCTTCAAGGTCAATGCGCACAAGTCTTTCTGGACCGGACGGTTCAGAGAGTCTTGTGGAAAGGAGTTTTTTGATGGCACTGATGTGTCCATCGTTCGACTCCGTGCGGAGGTTCCAACCTCACGTCGTGATGCAGCCCTTGTCAACCGCTTCGTAGACTTCCGGAACCGCGCTTATCGCGCTGGTCTCTGGAGGACTGTGAAGGCAGTGGATGAAGTTCTGGATCAGACTTTGTCCATCCCGTTCCGTCACTCGACGGTTCAGGAAACTGCTCCTTTCGATGGTTTGGCTCGTGATACGGTTCTTCGAACCAAGTGGCGAGGTCGGTGGAATGCCGATCTTCAAACTTGGTTTGAAACCTATCCCAGCGTCAAGCCCGTCCGTCGACCTTATGTGGTCGATGGCGAAGGTGGGTTGCTGAAATGGTTCCTTGAGAACCATGACCGTAGCGATCAGTACCAGACTGACCGCTATGAGGGTCAAGAACGTGCCCATACGTTCCGTATCAAATGGGTTAGGACTGAAGTCACGGCGTGACTTCAGTTGTCGGGATGTAAATCCGACATGCGGGCTCTCCCCATCTAGGGGAGGGATAGG